ATTGACCCTAACTTAAAGCTAAATTCTGTAGCTGAAACATAGGCAGGTATATCGGCAGTAATCGCAGCCGTGATATCTACAGTTTTTAGCTTTAAGTTAGGGTCAATTATAGGACCTGTTACAAATGGGGTTTTTCCAATTTTAGTTATACCCTCAGGCAAAAATTGAGAGCCGGGCATTTTAGTACCACATAAGCCAAGAGTTTTCATAAGCTCGATGTACTTAAGTAAAGCTGCATATCTTGCATCATCGGCTGCCTTTTGAGCCTTGGCTATCGTGTCAATAGTTAATAACTCGGCGCTTTCGCGGATCTTGTTTAATACTAGACCTGCGTTAGTTGTATTGCTCAAAGCAGCTAGTTTAGCGATCTCTGTTAATTGGATCTGTACGCGCTCGTTATAACTATTCTTATCAGCTAAGCCTCCGGCAGCAATTAGGGCAGCGTTGTACTTACCGAAAGCAATATCTCTTAGGCGCTCTTTTTCATTTTCTGCCATCTTGCTATCGTTAATAACTTTTAGCTCGGTGAGTAGTTGCGTGTTAAGCGCAGTCAGGGCAGCATCACTAATAGTTGTAATGCCGGCTAACTTGGCTAAGTCTGCGTTTTTCTGTAAGGCTGCAAGCTCGTTAATTTTCTTAAGTGCTAAGTCGCCCTGCTCGTCCTCAATAGCCATAAGAGCTTCAAGGCGCAGACGTGTCTCTTTATCATACGTAGCCTGTAGAGCTGCCGCGATCGAGATACGGTTAGTGTCAAATACGGCCGCAGCCTTTGATAACGAAAGTTTATTTTTTTCTGCTAAAGCTGCCTTTTTCTGTAAGGCTAGTAACTCTTTTTGACGTTTAGCCGCCGCCGCTTCTGCCGCAGCTCTAGCCTTAGCGGCTTTAACCCCGGCATCGGTTGATCCGGAGATAGTCATAGGCGTAGTAAAAGGCTTAGGCTTTAGTCTATCTTCTTTGCCTAAATCTTTTATAAACTTAAGATAGGAAATGTTATAAACATACTCCCAATCTTTAGAGTCAAAACCCGGGATAGATTTTAATTTTGCAGCTAGGACTCCAATACCTCGAATAACATCGGCGGTATTTTTGGCGGCCGTTTCCATGTTTTTAGCTAAAGTTGCTACGGAGTCATCGTCTCCTAGTTTAGATAGAGCATCTACTAAACCCGTACCTATAATCTCTTGAGCGTTACCTGCCGCCTCTTTGAGTACGCGCATCTTGCCGGCGTAAGTCTCAAGCTCTGCGGTACCTGCACCGGCAAAAGTCTTAGTTAATAATGTAACCGCATCATTAAAATCTAAAGTGGATAATTCGCTCTGACTAAGGCCTAAATTATATTTTCTAAGGCCTTTAGTGTTGCCCACGTAAAGCGCTGCGAGATCCTGATTTACGGTGAGTAAATCTTGGCCCGACCCGGCGGCTACATCTAGAGAGAGGTTTAATAGATCTTGCGCTTTAGTAGTAGATCCGGTTGCGGTAATTAACTTTTGGAAAGCCTCGCGTAATACCTCGCCCTCGTAGCCAAACTTGGCCGATATATCGCCGAGTTTCTTTTCGATGATATCGGTATCGAAAGCTAACCCTAGATTTTTTAATACTAACTCGAGGCGCTTGGCTGATTTTTCATTTTCTGCAAAAGCCTTAACGGCATTTTTACCATATGAGAGCATGGCTGCGGCACTAAAAGTAACGGCAAAAGTCTTAGCAAGGGTCTTAACCTTTTTGCCTAGTTTGTCTGAGGCCGTCTCGGCTTGCTTAAAACCTTTACCGTCTAGCTTGGAGCCAATATTAATTACAGGTAATACCATTATGCAGCCCTACTTAATTTACCTTTAGATATGATCGCGTTAAAAGCTTGAGTAGTTTTATCTATAGCCGTACGAGCTGCGCCCTCAGCTTTTCCTTGATCGGATGCCCACGCTCTAAAAATCAAACGACCGCGACCTTTTAGGCTGCTCGTAAGAGGCGGTAAGTTTTCGATAAAGGTAGCACCGGCACCCGGGTTTACGGATCGGCTTACGCCTTTACTTGCTCCCCCAGCTTTAGGCCCTACCCAAGGTTGAGGCCCATTACGACCGGCCGTCTCATAGATAGCACCGGCGGCAGATTTATTAGTAATAGTTGCCATCGAGCTAAAGCCGTAACGATTTATCTTACTTGGAGATGTAGAGTAAACAATCCCGGATTTTATTGTGCTTGCACTATAAAAAGGAAACTTAGCCTCGCTAAAAGATCGAGAAGCCCAGCCGGACATAGGCGCTTGAGCAGGTACAAAACCTCGAGCCTTAGCGACTACAGGTCTCATAGCTACGGCTAAATCTTTTTTGAGTTGCTTTTCTAGATCCGGAGCAAAGGCGCGTAACGCTTTACGTAGATCAACGTTTCCGCGTATTTCTATAGTTGGCATTTTTACCCTCCTCCGCTTGCTCGTTTAATACCTGTACTAACATCTTAAACATCTCGGGCTCGAGATCGAGTATCGCTTGAGGCGCGACCCCTAACCGTATTGATAGTTGCGCTACCAAATGAGTTAGAGTGCCGCGCCCTAGCTTAAAGGCTCGTCGTCTAGTACCTCGACCTTTTTTAGAGTATCTAAAAACTCGGCTCCGAAAATTGGTACGGTTTCGCCGGATGTACGTAAGCACTCCCAAGCTAGCCAATAAACGTCACTTTGTTTCTCGTCATCTCTAAAGGCTTTATGAAAACCTTTTTTTGCATATAATTCAAAGGCGTACTCAATTCGAGGCGAGATTTGATGCTCGCTTACCTCGCCCGTAGCCCTTGTTATTTTGAGTCGTGCCATTTGTTTAGCCCCTTTTCTTTTTTATCAGGTAGTAGTAATTACGATTGGTGAGTTACATGTGAAAGTAATTGACTGAGTAGCAATATCGCCTACAGCACCGTTAATGTCTGTGGTGTTATTTACTAGGATTGTCGTTGAGTACAGAGGATTAGTAGCTGATACAGCTGCGCTTGTCTGCTTTAGCGTGATAGGTACTGTGGTTCCCCATGCTCCTTGTAGCGTTGCGTTTACATTAGCTGCCGCTGTATCTGACAAGAAATCAAGAGCGATAGTGCTTGTCTCTAATCCCTTTGTGTACTTACGTGATGAGTCGCCCATAGCTGTAACTTCGAGCTCCTCGAATACGCGGTTAATAGTTGCGCTAGTGACATGGTCGCTCAGTACTACCGAGTTAAGTGTGACCACGACACCATTGGACATATAAACTGCCATTTTATTACTCCTCGTTCTTATCTAGTGATGTGTCTTTTGTTTTAGTTTCTTTTTTTGGTGCTTCTGTGATCTGACCTATCTTGATAAGAAAGGCGATATCTTCATCTGTTAGGCTCATGCTTAACTCCAGCTCGTTAGTATTTGGACATCAAAAGAAGCCGTCAAAAGTGATCCGCTAGGTACGTCTAACACGGAGGGAGCACTTAAAGCGGCAACGTTCATTACGATCGATGAAGCCGCTAGCTTGTTAAACACAGCTACGGCAGTAGTTTCGATCCCTTGTAGATTGCCCTGATTGTCATACATAGGCACAGTCATAATTATTTTGAAGCTGGCCATCGGTGAAATGCCAGCGTTTGTATTATTGGTCGGCGTTATGTACGGATCATTTGGCGCAACGATTACGCTGTTCGCTGTGATGGTGCTCGGCGGGTAACTGTATGTATTCCATACGTTCGCGTTAGCTAGAGCGGCAGCTAGTGAGGCTCTTAGCGTTGTAATGGCCGCTGGCATTATCCGACCATGCTGTTAGGGTTTGTATAGCCAGCGATTAAGCCTCGGATCTTTCCGATCATTGAGTTACCCATACGGTAAGGGCTAGGGCTAAAACCGTCGATAGTTACGCCGCCGGTCTGTGATACTTGGCGAGCTTGAAAAATATCTACGGCTAAGATCATCGCGGCTTCGCGTACGGCCGGGGTAGTGGCATAAGAATTAGTCTTTGTGTCTGCCCCTACAGCTGAGCCGTAAGGAAGTACTCGCGTAAAATTAGCGTTAGCCGCTGTCTTAGCAAATTGTATAAAGCTGTAACCGTTAGGATAATTAAATAAACGAGTATTAAAAGATATGGATGGAAACTGCGTAGTAGTCCCGGCTGTCCATGGGATCGTGCCGGTAATCGTGTAAGTGCCGTTAAAAGTTGAGCCGCATGCACTTAAGGTTACAGAGTCCCCGGTACTAAAGATCGCCGGGTTAGCAAGCATAATTGTAGCTACGTTATCTTGTAAAGCCGTGCCTACAACAGGTGCAGAGTCAAACCATAAAAACTGGTTAAGTAAATCTTGGGCAGCCTGACAGCACGTCTCTACGATGTCTGAGCTATACAGATTTTCGATACCTAGGTTAGCTCTTAGCTCTGCCTCGGTGACGTATGTAGCTGGCACTTGTTTACTCCTTTACTTACTAGGGCCGGGAGGACTCAAAGGGCTAAGAGCCCTCCCGACTATTAGTGTGTTATTAGTTGAGGTTAAACTTGACGATACCCTTAGGCATTTTTGCGATTGTTGCCATGTAGCCGTAGATCGCTACCTGTACTTGTAGGTTTGATACTACGTTTACAGACATATACGCCGTAGGTGACTGGTAAACCGTAAAGGCCTCAGGTGCAAGGATTACGGCAGAGTCGTCGATAGTTGTAGTAGCTGTGAAGTTCTTATCTACATACAGATCGAGTCCTAGTACGTTTCCGCGAATAGATCCCGGCTGCACTAAACCGCCTGCGTTCATTGGCTGAGATGCTGAGTAAATTGGTCGCCCTGTTGTATCAGTAGCACCCATTAGTAGTTGCCATTGTGAACCGTTAGCGATGTAGTTATTAGCAAAGTAACCTGTAGCTTCGTAAACCTTACGAGCTGAGTCTGAGGCAAACTCGATAATACCTGCTGAGTCTGCATCGCATCCTGAGCTGTACTGACCAGCTGCGATAAGAGCTGCTAGTACTGTTGTATCTAGCGTCTTTAGGTAAGCGTTCTGTAGTTGATTTGTAAGCTCTGCATAGAAGTTTGGATCTGAGCGCTCTAGTAGTTCTACGCTGATCGTATTCATACCTGCGTACTTATTGACTGTACCTGTTAGATAGGCTGTTTCCATACCTGTATTAGCAACAGCTCCGGCTTCTGCCTCGACTGTTACAACAGGTGCTACGCCTGTACCGCCACCGGCTGAGGTAACAAGTGATGGGACATTTATGGTCATGCCATTTGTAGGCAGGACTCCACGGCTGCAAGCATCAATGGCCGGGGTACCAAAACGAGTATTCGTTGGAAATTCTGCTAGGTACTGAGTAGGTGAAAATGCAGGGTTTGTAGCAAAGCTATCATCGGCAGCTGTTACATATAGCTTTGAGTCCTCGTTGCCAAGAGCTGCTTTAATCTTGTGCTCTGTATATGCACCCATTGAAGTAATTGGTGTACGGACTCGCTGTGAGTCAAGGACAGATGGACGGATAATCTTTCGAGCGGCTTGGACTGTTTCAGCCTCGGCCGGTACATCTACCGGAGTTTCTTCCGGTGTATTTTCTGGGGCTGTAGTCACAGCTTCCTCGCTTTCGGTTTCTGTTTCTGTTTCAACCTCTACGATGGTCGTAGAGATAGTTGTAGTTTTTTCTTTTGTACTTGTAGCTGCCTCAAGCGCTGCTCGAGCGGCTGCAATATCAGTTACGGATGCGCTTGAAAAGGCCGCACTCTCTACGAGGCTTACCTCTTTGAGGACCGCCGCCGTTACTAACAGGTAGTCACCCATTGGCTTAGAGGCCGTTACATCGACCCCTACGGATAAGCCGCTTACTAGGTTTTCCTGAGCTAATACGAGCGCATCTTGTCCTCGAGTGCTGCTCGATAACTTAAAGGATCCGTACACGCCCTCTGTTGAGTCACTAAAAGAGATTGCGCGACCTACAGGTTTATCCTGTTGGTGCTGCATAAGTAATTTAATTTGTGAAGCCTCGGCGTAAGTGATTGAGCCGCGCTCAAACATAACTGGGCCAGCACTTGTAAAACCAATTTCGCCATATGGTGCGACCAGTCCGGACACGATCCGGCGCTCTGTATCGGCGGCTTGGATCTCTTGACTAAACGTTAATAGCACTTGTATCTCCTAGCGGTGTTAGTTGCTCCATTTGTCGGGCTTGATTTACATCTATTAAATCTAGGTTTAACATCTTTTCGATAATATCTAAACGCTCTCGTGCATCTGCACGTAAAAAAGAGTCATCTACAGCGAAGCGCACTTGATTAGCTGAGTTAGTTATATCGTTCATAGATAAACGATCCTCAATAGCACAGATGTACGGCTGTAGTGAGTACGCTACAAATTCTTTACGACCATCGATAATATTTTGGTAGGTCATGCTGTTATTCATATCGGCAGAGATGTAATACGCCGGTACGTTCATGGCTCGAGCGATCTCTGTAGCTAAATATTGAGATGCCTCGTTGTACATCATGTCTTTAGGACTAAAGCCAATATTTTCTACGCTAAGAGTGCTAGTTAAATAAGCCGTACTACGTGATTGGCGTGATGCTTTCCATGATGCTAGTAAACCTTGTACCTGAGCTTCGGGTAAATCTGCGCCGTTATTTTTTAATACTGTTGTAGCCATTGGTGTATTAGCACTAACAGCGGAGGCCTTTTGTATGTCGTATGCAGCTTTAATAGTTGTGCCAGCTGTATCCAATACGCCTGGAGTTAAACCTTGGAAAGTTACAAGAGATCCGATGCCGCCCATAGGTACTTTAATACCATCGACAAAGTAATCCTCTATCTCTGTACCGTATTTATTCGTAGTGTATGTGACGCGATTATTAGCAACCCACTCAAATCCGCTAGGGCGCCCATCATCTGCATACAAAGATGTAACGCGCCAATATGCGGTGCCGTAAAATATCAAACTGTCTACGGTTGCAGAAATTGTAACGCTGCGCGGCTGACGTAGATCAGGTTGCTCTAACCAAATAGGAGAGCCTAATTTTTCTCCTGTTGATTTTTTATAAAGTGCAAGATCAATACCGGAGATAACTCCTGCGATTAAATTACGACAACGTGCTACAGATGCAACCTGTAATGCAAAATTACGATCTATACCGCTTGTGTTATAACCGTAAGTAGATCCTGTATTAAAAGATCCGTAACCGTACTGTGTACTCATTACGGCAGGTGCGTACTGGGCCTCAATAGTCGGCTTGTCAGCTGACTTAAAACCTAGAGTCTGTAGTAATCCCATGGAGGTGATTTTCTCCAAAAGTCAAGCACAAAATCAGAAAACTCTCGGCGTGTCTCTACACGTAAACTTGAGCCTGACTTATTGGCTGAGCTAGTACGTGGACGATGAAACTTAAATTGATGGCGATATCTACGGGCCCCGCCGATTTACGACGGACGATACGCCACGAAGCATCTGACTCTTTTGCGGCGCAGTTAGCCATGTGCGCGACTAGCTCATCTTGTCCACTATGTACAAGGCGTTTATTAGCAAGCGCTTCATAGAGATCGCCTGAGGCTTGATACCCCTTTTGCCCTGAGATGTCGGTGATCTGTATGCCGTTTACCTCAAGGCGCTTAGCGATTGAGGCTGTCGTGTACTTGTCGTAACAGACCATGCGCGGATAGTAAACCTTTGCCCACTTGGCGATTGCATTAGCTACAAAGAGCTCGTCTATAGATACATCACTATGAAAGATCTCCAGTACAGCTACGCCTATACGTCCATCCTCGAGAATTTGGCCCATACATAATGAGCCGTCTCTACGACTTGGGCTTACGTCAAAGGCAAAGATAGTAAGGGGTCCTACTGACATTTTTAAGTCTTTATCGGCTGCATCCTCGACTGACATATGCGGCCATGGGCTTTGAGTGCTCGAGATCCATTGACATAACAGCTCTGTCTTAGTCGTCTCGATAGGCTGTGTAGCTACGGCCTCCTCGAGAGCCTCCTCAGTTACCGTATAGCCAAGGGCCGGGTTAGCCATGGCCCACGCATCTCGATCTGTAATCTTTGCGAATTGAGGAGCTGAATACTCGTAAAAGCCAAAAGTTTTAGGTGGAAAACTCATAGCCCTCTCGCGTAGATCGTTCAGGACTGTACTAAACGAGTCCCCGGCGTTGGATGTTAAAAGTGTCTGAGCATTGGGCTTAGCGCGAGTAGTAGGTGTTGCAGCTCTAAAGCCCTCCTCTGATATCTCTCGGATTTCATCTATGTACAAGAGTGAGGCTGTACGGCCACGGCTACCGTCACGAGTAGCGGCTACAACATCGAGGCGGTTGCCGTTTTTTAGCTCTATGGACTCGGTGCCATTGGCATACCGTATCTGTTTAACCTGTTTACGCATGCCGTCATTATTCTCGATCGCATAGGCGACCTGTCTAAAAGTGTCTAAAGCCATGGATCTATTAGAGCTCATAATGAGCACGTTAGGGGAGTCAAACAAAAACATATGCCCAAGCATGACCATGCGCGCTAGGTGAGTCTTACCTTGTTGGCGGCTGCACAAAATTAGATTTGTCTTACGCACGAACATGTCTTGCTCGTCCACGGTACACATATCGTTAATTACAAATTCTTGCCACGGTAAAAGCGGCATCCCGATACTGTCTGCAAGCTGCGAAATTTCAATACCCCGAGATTTACCCTTGAGATAGGGACTATGTAGACGAGGCTCAGTAGCCCCCATACGAGGCGCTTTAGTCTGGGTCATACTCCTACTAATCCTGTTCAATTTGGCCCACGCATGGACCGGCTGGGACCGTGCTAGTGGTCATCGGGGAGGTATGGACTGG